GTGTTCTTTGCTTACGAACGCTTCTCGCCCACGCCTGTTGAAGAACCAACTGCTGTTGCAGAGCCTGTGCGTCCTGAGTTTGAGTTTCATGGCATGCGCTGTACCACATTGCGTCAAAACCCTATATTCACGTATGATGTACAAAGGCAAACAGTAACCTTGCAAGTTGAATGTGCGCCCGAACTAATGTTGAATTATTTTGAAGCAGAAGAGTCGGCGGGAGAAGTGCAAGAATGGTCAAGCCAATAAATTTTATGGACTATATGCCAGAAGATTGGGAAGAAAACAAAGATCATTACAGGCAACCTGATGATGTCGTAGCTATCCGCAAAGTATATCCAATCACTTCATTCTTATTTAGTGTCGGTTTAATTAAGCTGCGATATGACAAGATGAGCAAAGAAGATCAAATTCGCGCAGAAAAAACACTCCGATACTGGCAAAATAATAAGTTAAACCCAGGCTTCTGGAAGTAATGTCGCTAAAAATTAAGAGGCGCAAACGAAAGTCTAAACCAAAAACTAAAACCAGTGCTATGTTGCGTCAGGAATGTTATCGAGCTATTCAGAAGCTTGCACGTATCTCTGCTGCTGATGATAACGGATACTGCGCTTGTGTTTCATGCGGTGTGACTAAGCACTACAGTCAGATGCAGGGCGGTCACTTTATCCCCAAGGGCAATTCATCATACTGGGCATTAGAGATAGAGAACATACACCCTCAGTGTGCAGGTTGTAATATGTGGGGCATGAGACATGGCTCTGCTGCACAGGAGTACACGTTGTGGATGGAAGATATGTACGGCAGGGAATTTGTAGAAGAGATGATCGCGAAGAAGAAGCAAGCAGTTAAGCGATACAAGTCAGATTACGAAGAGTTACTAGCAGAGTTTTTAGAGCTAATTAAAACACACAAGAAAAGGCTGGGCGAATAATGGATAATGAAATACATGTGCAGCTAGTTACGCCAGAAGAAGCTGATGAGTGGCTCAGTGATATGCTGCACACATTAGAAGGGCATGATGTTAACGTCATAGGCACAATAATGTTTATGCTCGAAGACCTGACAGAATTTATTACTCAGAACGAACTTATGAAAAAACAATTCTTAAAGTTTTTGGATGAAAAAAATAAAGGCGAAGAGTTATTGCATTGAAGTCAAAGGTAATAGCCTCCCGCCTCCCCTACTGAGCGAGAGGCGTGTCCCGAAGTTTTAGTTTCTTTGCCTAATTTCTTCCCCATACGCTCTGATATTTTGCTGAATAGCACCTAATCGCTCTCTGCCCTCATTGTCGGTGGCTTCCTCTTCGGCGCGTCTTGTAGCTTGTATAGCTCCAATTCGTGGAAAGTTTTGCAATCCCATAAATGGCCTGCTCATATCAGTTTTATAAAACTCACTCATAACTTGGCGTTCTACATCTGGTCTGCCTGACGCAGCTTTTAAAGCTGTTTTTAGTTTTCCCAAAACAGCCGAGAATATACCAATAGTTGCCTGACCTTTTGCTAGTTGCGTAGCTCCTGGGGCTATATTTATTGCAATCAATCTTTCCAAAGACGGTCTATTAGGAAGCGTGGTATTTCCCGTTCTTTGTGCTACCCTTAGTTGTGCATTTGCTAACTTGATTAAATTATTAAGATTAGTCAAAGCCTCGCCTTGAAAAAGCTCAGAAACCAGTGTTGGATTATTTCTTTGCAATCTGCTCGCTCTCTTAGAAAATTCTGTGATATTAGGCATATCATCTAGTAGCGGAGTAACTATTCCAAATAACACTTCTTGCCGCAAAGACTCCATTTGAGAAGAGTCATTACCAAATATATTATTCAGTCTTTTTACTACTAATCCCGCCTCAGCCTTTCCAACAATCTCGCCTGATCCTAGTATTAAATTTTTAACCTGTTCAGGGGTTAGTTCTTGATCGACTATTGTCCTAATGATTTTAGATTCATTAAAATTATTTTTATAATCTCTATACCAACTATCAGCTTTTTTCCATTTGCTAATTGCTTCTGCGTTTCCAGAGATTAAATCAGCCTCAAACTGAGTATCTATAAATTCGTCTATGTGGGACTTCATTGCTAACAATGCTTGATACTCAGACCTTCCTTCGTAAGTATCCATTTTTTTCATTTTTTTAATATCAGCGTTAAGCAGTTGCCGAAAGTTATGCAATTGATTTAATGGAATGTACCCGTCAACAAGATTGTTATTTTTGTCTAACAAGTCAAAAGCCGTGTTTGAAACAATGTTGTTAAATGTTTTCAGTCTTCCTTGCGCCACTTTTAGGTTAGCAAGATCAAATTGTTCTGTAGCTAACAAATCAGCCATAGATTGGTCTAGTAATTTTAATTGCGCTTGCGGATAGTATGCTTCTGTTGCTTTAGCTTCATCAAATAACTGCGTTGCCATTCTTTTAGTAATCTCTCGCTGCCTTTGCAACCTTTCAGCAAAAGTTCCCAATCGCTCTGCTACAACACGCTGCCCCCCTGTGAACAAGTCTGCCGACTCTGCTAATTGCGCTATTTGGTTTTCAGGTAAGTCACTTAAATCAATTCCAAGCTCTCTTGCCGTTTTTCTTAACTCTGAAATCTTTTGTGATCGAAGAACTGCCGCCCTTCCTCTTCCTGCTATGTCTGGCAAAAAATCTATAAGGGCCTTAGTTGAAACTCCTGCGAACAAAGCAGGTTTATTGACAACAGTTTCTCCCAACCCGCCTCTCTCACCAATCAAGCTTCTTAATGAGTTAGCTTTTTCAAACAATTCATCTGGAACTGCTTCGTTTCTATCTCTGTACCCTTGTATTTCATCCGCAGCAATTTGAAATTGTGTTAATAACATTGGGTCAGCTCCAGTGCTTATCGTTGATCCTCCTGAAGCCGATGTTATAAAATTTTGCGCTGCGGTGCTGCCTTCGTCTAAAAGCATAAAAGGCGCATTAATTACCGCAGAAATATCTTTTCCCGCAGAAGTTTGTGGAGTGTACACAACACTGCCCATTATGCCGTTAATTGAATCCGTGGCATCTTTCAGAGTTTGATACCAAGTTTTATTTTGATATAAACCTTTTAGTCCTTCATATCCCGCCATTACGGTAGCACCCGCAACCGCAGGAACGCCCGTAGCAAAACTAAGCGCAGTTTCACCCACTCCTATAGCAAGCTCTGGCAAACTTGTTCCACCATATGGGTCAGCAATGTTTTCCCCTGCGGAAGTTTGATATTGACTATCTCCTCCAAAGAATTCTTTTATAGATTGCATAGGGGAAGCAGTCACATTAGCGACAGCTTGGTACGGGTCTTCTATTAAACTTTGGGCGGTAATATCTGGCGTTGCTCCTGATGCCATCATTTGGTCATAAACAGCCTTTGCTTCTGGCCCAAGATCGGCAACAGTAACCGCTCCCGACTCGATAGCTTGTTTGATCTCTTCGGGAGAAGGTATTCTGCCTTGCTTGTTTGAAGATTGAGTATTTGAATCTGCCATAATGTATGCGCCTTATCTTGCGAAGTTAGGAGGGCCTTGAGGCACTGGCTCAAATTCGCCAGTAAATTCTTCTCCAGTAACCATCCTGTGCCTATACCTAAAGTCGTTATGTATTTGAGACTTTAAGCGTTCCAAGTTAGCTTTAATAACTTGCGGGTCAGATACGTTAGCCCCAACAATAGTCATAAAATTTTCTACATCTTGATTTGATACTGCTCTTCCTTGCTGATCTGCGACAATTTTAGCCGCATTATAAGTTACCGCAAGCAGCATGCTTTTCATCTCAGCGGATTCTTGACCTAAATTAAATTTCTTGAAAAAGTCGTCTTTTTGATTTCCTGTAAATCTTAAAGCTGAATTTGCTTCTGTGGCTAAATTATTAAAAGTTGACGCGACAGACGCTACAGCGGTATTTGCATCTGAGTTGCTTTCTAACGCGCTTATAATATTATTCGCTTGAGATGTAAAACTATAAACGCCTATCTGCGTGTCTCTTAGCTTTTTGTATTCTGGATTTTTGCTAAAATCTTCAGGCTGTGCTACTACGCTACTTTTAAGAATTAAATCATTGTCATTTATAGTTAATTTAGAATTTGGCAAACTAGGATCAAAGAAATTTCCCAGACCATCATACAAAGCGGTTTGTTGAGTTCCGTCTTCCCTTATTATTTGAATCGGATCAAGTTTTTGCGCGTCTATTTTTTTGGTAAGTTCGGAATAAATATTTTCAACTTGAGCCATAGGTATCGAGCCATCCCTAATAGCTGACTCATCCGCTTCAAATCTAGGGGATAACCTTGCTCGAGTAGCGACTGTATTGCGAAACTCTCTTTCTGCTTTTGCTTCTTTCAGGATTTTTGCTTCTTTATCTGTTTGTATTTTTTGTTTTGCTAATAATTCTGTTGCCGCTTGACGCAAAGAAGCAGCTCTAATTGGGTCAGTGGTTTGTAGCATTTGAGCAGCTTGCGTCAGCCCTTGAGGGGTGTCTAACTTGATCCCTTGTAGTTTTTCTTGCAGCTTCTCGCCAGTAGTCCTGGGATCGATCCCAAGCATAGGCTGTACTGCCCTGCGGATGTCTTCGTTACGCTGCACACCTAACTGACCTGCCATCTGGGCAAGAGGAGCTAATGCTCTAGCCCGGCCTGTAAGACCTGATGCAAGCAAACGCCCTTGCATTTGTCCTTGTTGTAGCAGTTTCTCCTGGCGTTGTTCAGGAGTATCAATGATGTCTGCAAACAACGTGCTTATATTTATAGCCATTTTATACTCCTAATCAAAAATTGATGTTGCTTTATTTAAAGTATTGGAAATGTTGCCTAACGCCCCACCGAATTCAAACTTTCCTGTTTGAGGGTTAATGCTAATAGTAGCTCCTCCTGAAGAAGAATCTTTAGTTTGCTCACCTTTTAACAGATCAAACAGCCCTTGGAACTGCTGCTGACGTAGCGCATTAGCCAGTGCTGAGTAACCAAGCTGTGCTTCTAAAGTAGACTCTGCTAGTCCTGTTCCCAATCCTAAACCTGTGCTTTGTAAAGCTGACCCTAGTCTTGCAGCTTCTAATGATGGCTGCAAATTAGCCAAGAGCTGTTGCTGTCCTTGATACGCCCCTGGAATAGCTTGCAGTCCTAAATCACCAGCCAAGGTCATTCTACCTCGTAGCTCTCCTAGTCCTGCTAATGTTTGCTGCGATGTTAAAGCTTGCTCTGCTCTTGCTTGTTCCATAGCTGTTAAAGCTGATCCAGCTTGTTGTTCTTGAATAGCTTTTTCTAATGCTAAAGCTTCAGGAGTGCCCCCAAACATGCTGGTTCTAACTCCTGTTCTGCCCTGACCATACAAACGCTCCTCTAATCCCAGGCGTTGCCGCTCTTGTTCGGGTGCTTGCAAGGCTGTGAGATTATCCATAATCTCCTGCTCTCGCGCAGCTCTTGCCGTAGGGTCTTGAGTCAGCATATTAATGAGTGATGTTTGCTCTTGCTCTCTTTGCGCTGGATCACTTAGCATCCCAAAGGCTTGAGAGCTAAACCCTAGCAATCGATTTTGCAAGGCTTGCTCTTCAGGGCTTAACTTAGCAGTTAACCCGCCAGTAGCTCCTATATAGGCCTGGCTCCCTGTAGGAGTAGTAACACCGAATGGCTTGAACTGCGATTGGCGGCTAATCTCACCCATTAATCCGCCAGTAGCTGCAACAGGAGGCATATCGCCATATACTGTTTTGACATCGCGCTCACCAGCTTTTTCAATATCTCTAATTGCTTTTTCTTGAGCTGCTGCGCTACCTACAGCAGAAAGCAAACCTCCTGTAGTGCCGCCAATTAAACCGTCATACCAGGCCATTAGTAAGTACCTCCATCAATAGTTCCAAACGTAGACGTACCACTCACCGTTAGGTTAGCTGCGGTTACTGTTCCTGTGAATGTAGGAGATGCAGAGTTTGATTTACTGTTTACTGCTACAGCAATTGCATCGTACTCAGCCCCTACCTCAACACCTTTAATTACTTTAGCGGGATTACCGCTAACCATAGCGTCTTTGGCAGCGAAGTTCGTGATCTTCGTGTAGTTAGACATTACACAATCCTTCCCATTAGGGCTTGAATATTAATTTCTTGCAAGGCAATTGTCTTGCCATCAACTGTAGTTTCTACGCCAACGGCTACTACTGTACCCTGTCCTGACGTATTAATTTTCTTTCGTTTTATTAAAGAAATGGAAGAAGAATACTCCGCTGTCGTATTAAATTCAGAGATATTGTATTGTCCCACATTAGATGCTGGCAAAGTATACGCTTGTTTCTTGTATGCGCCTGAATAGTCGTATGCCCAGTTTAATACAACAGTAGATTCTGCTCCATCAAAGGTAGTTAAATTAATCTTCTTTAAGAATTTTAAATTAGCTGTGTCACCAAAGCTCAAAGGATGACTAAAATAACTTAATAAATAGCTGCTAGTCCCATCATTAAAGCCTGTGTATTTAGCCAAACCTGCACTATTGCCAATGTATAAATCTTCAGCAGCAGTATTAGCAAAGATTAATGGGTTAATATGCGACCAAGTAGTCGCTCTGTAGCTGCCATCTTGTAATGGGAAACGTGTATCAAAACAATACACTACAGCTAATTCTTGAAAGTTCAGCAACACAAACGCCTCACGCGGAGAGTAGTGCATGCTGATATTCCCTGTCTCTGCCGCAAAGAGGGATTTAATATCATTGTTTACATTCTTAGATATATCACCAATTGGTGCTGACTTCTCTTGAATTGTTCTAGCTAGGCTACGAACACCAGAATCATCTAAGAATATTAAGTCTTTACCAGTAGATACTACGGCATCTCTGGAAACACAGCCCACATTAGAGATAGTATCCGCGAGGGTCATGCTTGC